ATGAACCAGTTGAAAGCACTGACCAGCTACCTGCTCGAACGCAAGCTGGTGCCCGCTGAACAACTGCATGCCCAGGCGCAGCAACTCGACCTGCAACTGGCCTGGACACAGACCGAGCTGGGTCTGCACATGGGCAACCTGCGCTACCGCGCCCTGTTCGATCTCGACGACTACAGCGGCCACCCCGGACGCCTGATGGCCCTCGCCGGGAGTTGGCTGGAAGCCAAAGACCCCGGGCGCCATCTGTTCGCCCTTCCGGCACCGACGCTCACCGTCAAGCAGAGGGCCCCAGGCAGCGACTTGCTGGATGTGTCGCTGGCCCTGGAGTTCGTCGAGCCCCTTTACCTGACCGAGGACTCAGCCGGAGAAATCGAGGTCTTCGGCAAGACCTGGTCATTCCAGCCCCACGACCTGTGGGTCGCCGAACAAGGCGATGTGGTCGTGCAGGGCGGCACCCTCCCCTGACCTGTTACCCGGGCCCAGCGCCCGTCCCGCCGGCAACCTGATTGGCAGGCTCCGGCACAACCCTTCAATCACCCCGCTAACGAGGCAACCTATGGCACTCGGTAAAATCAGCGTGAACAATCTCAACCTCGGCCAGGGCGCCGTGACCGAGATCGAACGCTACTTCCTTTTCATCGGCCCCGCCGCCAAGAACGTCGGCAAGCTGCTGGCCCTGAACACTGACAGCGACCTGGACAACGAGCTGGGCGTGGCCGCCAGCGACCTGAAGACCCAACTGATCGCCGCCCGCGCCAACGGCGGCAGCCGCTGGGCCTGCCTGGCCGCGCCGATCGGCGCCGAAGGCGACTGGGCCAGCGCCCTGGAGTACGCCCAGCAACACGGCTACTCGGTCGAAGGCATCGTCGTCACCAAGCCGGTGACCGCCGGCGCGGAACTGCTGGCCTTGCATACTGCCGCCGAACAGCTGAACGCTCGCCATGGCCGCCGATCGTTCGTCCTGGCCGCGTCCGCCGGCATCCTGCCGACCGTGACCTGGTCGGACTACCTGCTCGAGCAGAAGGCGCTCACCGACGGTATCGCCGCGCCACGTGTCGTGGTGGTGCCGCAGTTGCACGGCAACGACCTGGGCGTGCTCGCCGGTCGCCTGGCCAATGCCGCCTGGAGCATCGCCGATACCCCGATGCGCGTCGCCAGTGGCCCTGTCCTGGGCCTGGGCAGCGTGCCGGCGGACAAGGACGGCGTACCGCTGCCCTCGGCAGTACGCAGCGAGCTGGACAAGGCACGCTTCTCCGTATCCCAGACCTACCCGGACTACGAGGGTGTGTACTGGGGCGACGCCAACATGCTCGACACTGCCGCCAGCGACTTCCAGGTCCTGGAATACCTGCGCCTGGCCGACAAGGCCGCCCGCCAGGTCCGTCCGCTGCTGATCCGCCGTATCGGCGATCGTCGCCTGAACAACAGCCCCGCCAGCATGGCCGCCAACACCAGCGCATTGATGGCGCCGCTGCGCCGCATGGCCAAGGCGGTGAAATTCGCAGGCGAAGTGTTCCCGGGCGAAATCCAGCCGCCCCGCGACGGCGACCTGGTCATCGTCTGGAAGAGCCACACCCAGGTGGAGGTGTTCATCCGCATCCGCCCGCACAACTGCCCCAAGGACATCACCGCGAACATCGCGCTGGACCTTTCCCAGGACAACCAGGAGTAACCCATGGCCAAGATCAGTGGCTTGAACTTCGACATCAACGTGGGCGACCTGAAGATCCACGTTGAAAGCGCAACCCTCGACATCACCGACAACAGCGCCGTGGCCCACACCAAGGGCGTGCCGGACGGCTGGGTCGCCGGCGACGTGGCCGCCAGCGGCGAGCTGGAAGTGGACACCAGCAACTTCAACCTGATCATCGAAGCCGCCGCCAAGGCCGGTAGCTTCCGCCAGCTGGGCACCTTCGACCAGCTGTTCTACGCCAAGACCCCCACCGACGAGATCCGCGTCGAGGCCTTCGGCTGCCGCTTCAAGATCTCCAGCCTGCTCAACATCGACGCCAAGGGCGGCGAGAAGACCAAGCACAAGCTGCCGTTCGACGTCACCAGCCCGGACTTCATCCATGTCAACGGCGTGCCGTACCTGTCCTTCGCCGAGGTCGAGGGCCTGAGCTGATGGTGTGCCCATTCGACCGCGCCCAGGCCCTGGAACAGCTCAGGCGTGATCTGGCGATCGCCGCTGTGCGTGACCGACGGGCGGCGACTGGGCCGAGCCTCACCGATTGCGCGGACTGCGGCGACGAGATCCCCGAGGCCCGCCGCGCCTTGGGTGGCATGCGCCGCTGCGTTCCCTGCCAGCACCGCCACGAGCGCAGCACAGCGCTCACCCCTTCGTTTTGATTCCCGTATTTCATTGGAGTAGTACCCCATGACCCAACGCACCGAAATCACCCTGGAAGTCGGCGACCTGTCCCTGGATTTCGCCGTCGATCCAGCCCTGATGACCAAGTACATCAACGCCCTGACCCCGTCCAACAAGGTCGCACCGGCCAACAACCTGCTGGTCACCGCCGTGAAGCCCGAGCACAAGGACCAGCTCAAGCCGCTGCTGGCCAACCCGATGACCGTCATCCAGCTGGCGGGTGCCCTGGTCGAGGAATACGCGCCGACCGTCGAGGTCACCGTAAAAAAGCGCTCGGCCACGCAGAGCGACTGACCGAGGACGGCCTGGGCCAGCTGCTGGCCCTGGCCGAACGCTGGCTGCCCGGTGCATCCGCCACGCCCGAGAACCTGGGCACAGCCAAGTGGCTGGAGGACGAGCACTGGCGGCGAATGGAAATCGCCATTGCCAACGGCATCGCACGTGCATTCAACGGAAGCTGACATCCCATGAGCGCGAACACCGCAATCAGCCGGCTGGATTTCATCCTGTCGCTGACCGACAAAGTCACCGCGCCGCTGGCGAGGATGACCCAAGGTTTCAACAAGCTGACCGAGAAAAGTCAGACCGCCATCAAGCAGATCAGCGATGGCACGCAGAAGCTGCAAAACTCCGCCAGCGGCTTTGGCACCTTCCTTGAGCCAGCCCTGGAAATGAACCGTGCCCTTGGGGATGTGCGCTCGCTTGGCGTGGCCGAGGACGCCCTGGAGGCCTTGAACAGGAAAGCCCTGGCGTTCTCCATCGCCTATGGCGAGAACGCCCGGGACTTCGTCGCCTCGGCGTACAAGATCGAAGGCGCGATCAAGGGCCTTTCCGGCTCCCAGCTGGCCACGTTCACCTACGCCAGCAGCGTGCTGGCCAAGGCCACCAAGTCCGACCAGGGCGTGATGGCCGAGTACGTCGGCACGATGTACAACCTGCACAAGCAGCAGGCCGACGCCATGGGCAAGGGCCAGTGGGTCAAGATCCTGGGCGGGCAGACCGCCCTGGCGGTCCAGCTGTTCCGCACCAGCGGCGAACAGATGAAGGATGGTTTCAAGGAGGCCGGCGCCCAGGCTTCCGCCGCCGGCATCGGCCTGGCCGAGCAGATGGCCGTGATCGGCAGCCTGTCCGGCAGCATGGACGGCAGCGCGGCCGGTGGGCTTTACAAGGCCTTCTTCGAGAACATCGAGGACGCCTCGGACAAGCTCGGCATCAAGTTCACCGACACCAATGGCAAGGTCCTGCCGATGCTGGACATCCTGGCCAAGCTGCGGGGTAGGTTCGGCGACCTGCGCGGAGCTGCGGCCAACGCCAAGATCACCGAGGCCTTCGGCGGTGAGGCGGCCCAGCTCATCGGCGCCCTGGCCCAGGACACCGACCGTCTCAAGAACGGCATCGACAAGCTGGACCAGGTGCGTGGCCTTGAACAGGCCGAACAGATGGCCAAGGCCATGGTCGACCCCTGGCAGCAGTTCGGGGCTGCGGTAAAAGGGCTGCGCATCGCCTTCGGCCAGGCGCTGATTCCCATTTTGCAACCGCTGATGGCACGCCTGGTCGAGATCGCCCAGACCCTGGTCCGCTGGATCAAGCTGTTCCCCAATATCACCCGGGTCGTCGGCATTGCCACACTCATCATCGCCGGCATGGGCGCCGCCCTGAGCGCGCTGGCAGTCGCCGTCGGTATCGCCCGGGTCGCCATGCTGGGGCTGCAGACCGTCTGGGCGCTGCTCAACCTGACCGGTTTGCGAAGCCTGGCCGTGTTCATCCTGCACTCCATTCAATGCGTGCTCCTGGTCGGCAGGGTACTGCTCATGATCGCGGTGCTCGGCACCCTGCGCCTGGCGATGCTCGCCTGGCAAACCGTGACCTGGCTGGTCAACGCGGCCATGTACGCCAACCCGATTGGCCTCGTTGTCGCCGGCATTGCCGTATTAATCACGATCGTCGCCCTGGTCGTCAGGTACTGGGACGACTTCAAGGCGGCCCTGCTCGAGAGCACTGCATTCCAGTGGGTCAGCGCGCAATTCACCGCACTGGGCAAAATGTTCGGCTCGATGAGTGGCTGGGCGGACTTCGCGAAAAGCGCCTGGGACGGCATCAGCAGGATATTCCGCAGCGCGGTGGACAGCCTGATCGAGATGCTGAACAAGATCCCGGGCGTGAACATCGAGACACGTTTCGGCGATCTGCCAAAGGCGCCCGAGGTGCCTCAGTTGCCTGGCCAGGTCGCGCCGATCGGCATCCTGCCCATCACCAGCCAGCCACCGTCCATCAAGCACCTGATGCAGGTGCCTGCACCCACCCCGCTGATGACGCCGATCGAGCAGCTCGACCAACAGCGCCAGCGCATGACCCAGACCGCACTCAACCTCTCGCCGGCCAGCCCGACGAGCGTTCCCCAGGGAGGCCTGATGACCCAGATCCAGAACACCACCCAGGCGCAGGACCGGCGCATGCATGTCGAGAAGGTGGAGATCAACACCAGCAAGGCCATGAACCCGCTGGAGCTCGAACAGATGATGGAAATGGCGGTGGGCTGATGAGCGACTACATCGACCTGCTGATCCACGACAACGACCTGGTCCTGGACCCTTCCCATCAACCGCTGCTGATCGAGGACCGCGCCAGCATCGCCCAGGACATCGCCCACATGATCCGCGACAGCGGCCTGCTGGTGACCCTGGTGGCCGAGCGCAGCCGCCAACGCCAGGCCGACTGCATCCTGCAGCTGGAACTGCTGGTGGAGGACGACGAGCGCCTGCTGCCCGGTACCGCCCGCATCCTGCAAGAGCGGCCGGGCGTGTACCGGGTCACGGCGAAAACCCTGAAATTCGGTGACATCGAGGTATACCTGTGAACGACTTGGACTTTCGCAAGGTGCTGGCCGACGCCGGCATTCCCACCAACGAAGCGGCCCTGCACAAGGCCTGGGAGGCCGAAGTGGTCGCCCAGGGCAGCAAGCTCAGCAATACCAGCGCCTACTCGCCGTTCTGGCGGGTGGTGACGGCGCTGGTGACCAAGCCGGTGCTCTGGCTGGTGGGCTTCATCAGCGACACCGTGCTGCCCAACTTCTTCGTCAAGACCGCCAGCGGCGCCTGGCTGGACAGCCTGTCCTGGGCGGTGAACATCGAGCGCAAGGGCGCGACCAAGGCCCAGGGCCAGCTGTTGTTCACCCGTGAAAACAGCGCCGGCGAGCTGCTGATGCGCGCCGGCGTCGTGGTGCAATCCGCCGCGATCAACGGCCACGTCTACCAACTGGTGACCATCGAGGACGCGGTGTTCCCCGACGGTCGCCTGCAACAGTCGGTCAAGGTCCAGGCACAGCAGGTCGGCAGCGGCTACAACCTGGCGCCCGGCTACTACGCCATCCTGCCCGAGCCGGTGACGGGGATCGTCCAGGTGGTCAACGACGACGGCTGGATGACCTCGCCCGGAGCCGACCCCGAGCCCGACGAGCAGTTGCGCCTGCGCACTCGCAACCAGTTCAGCGCGGTCAACCAATGGCACACCGACGCGGTCTATCGCGCGATGATCGCCGCCTTCCCGGGCGTGCGCCCCGATGGCGTGTACTTCCTCCACGACGCGCCGCGCGGTCCGGGCAGCGCCAACGCCTACGTGCTGTTCGACGCCGACGTGCCAGCGGAATCGTACCTGGCGCAGATCAACGCCCACGTGCGCGACGAGGGCAACCACGGCCACGGCGACGACCTGCTGGTGATGGTCATGCCCGAGACGCGGCACGACATCGCGCTGACGGTCTGGCCGCAGGCGAACCTGACGACGAAGCGCCGCGAGGCATTGCAGCAAGGCATTGCCCAGTTCATCCGCGCGGCGTTCCGTGAAAGCACGACCAGCGACTACCGCCCGACGCTGACCTACCCACAATCGCGATTCTCCTTCAGCCGCCTGGCCGAAGAACTGCACCAGGCCTTCGACGACATCGAATCGCTGCACTTCGCCAACGAGGACATCGTCTCGCCGCTGAGCATCGCGCGCATCGCCAACCTGCGAGTGGACCTGGTATGAGCCCGCTGAAACTGCCGTTCTGGCTCGCCGGCACCGAACTGACCAAGCTCAAGGACGCCGCCCAGGCCTGGTGGGCCAGGGTGTCCGAGTGGCTGCGCTGGCCGCTGCTGCAGATGGATGCCGAGACCTGCCACCTCACCGTGCTGGACCTGCTCGCCTGGCAACGCGATATCACCCGCTTCAAGGACGAGCCGGAAAGCCTGTACCGTCTGCGGGTGAAGTTCGCCTTCATCAACGCGGTCGATGCCGGCAGCACCGCAGGGCTCAAACGCATCCTGCGCCGGCTCGGCGTCGGCTATGTCGAGATCGACGAACGTATGCCAGACCGCGACTGGGATGTGGTCCTGCTGCGCCTTTCCGACTCGCAACTGTCGGAAAACCCCGAGCTGCTGCGGGTGCTGACCCAGCAGTACGGCCGGACCTGCCGCCGCTACGACTTCGTCAGCATCACCCCCGTGACTCTGCGCATTGCCGCAGTCCAATTCAACGACGACCAGCAGACGTTGGTCGCCACGCTCTAGGAGCCCGCCGTGGCCAGAATCACTTTCGCCGGCGAAAGCCTGATCGCCCAGAAGCAGGGGGCCAAGGAAGTCCTGCAGATCACCCGCTTCATCTACGCCAATGTGCCCGGGCTCGACCCGAACACGCCGGTCGACCGCGCCGCGACCAAGCCGCCGGCCAGCCAGATCGTGCACAGCTACGACATCCCGGCGGGCAACAGCGGCTACGTGAACCCCAACCAGGTCGTCTACAGCTCGATGCTGGGCAGCGACATCGGCGACTTCGACTGGAACTGGATGGGCCTGGAAAGCGCCGAGGGCGTGCTGTTCGCCGTGGCCTACCTGCCGCTGCAGCAGAAACGGCGCAACATCCCGCCGCTGCAGATCGGCAACAACGTCACCCGCAATATCCTGGTGGAATACAGCGGCGCCCAGGAACTGACCGGCATCACCATCGATGCCAGCACCTGGCAGCACGATTTCACCGTGCGCCTGAAAGGCATCGACGAGCGCGAGCGCCTGAGCAACCGCGACGTGTATGGGCGAGCGTGCTTTTTCGGTGATGGCCTGCAAGTAGAAAAGGTTGGCACCGACTACAAAGTCAAACCTGGTCTGGCTTATATCGAGGGGATTCGGATTCATAACCCTTCATCCGTAACCATACCCGGCACCACCGTGCCGACCACTATCTGTATAGACGTGGCCCTGGAGCGGAAATTGAACGACGTTGTGGCACGTTATAGCTTCACTAATGGGGTTACCAAAAACGACTACACCGACAAGCTAGGCACCCGTCATTACTGCATCACCTTGGCCGAAGTGACAACACAAGGCATTCATGACCGGCGCCCAGTCGAAGCGATCACCAGCTCATTAGTGGAACACTTCGCCAGTCGTACCTGGGTGAATAGCGAATTGGACAGGAAAGCCGACATTGGTACCACGCTAAACAGCTACGGCATTACCGATGCGCTCCCGAACCTGAACCCACTCCCTTCGGGAAGCTATGACCTACACGGAGCCGACTATGCGTTCGTCTCAGCCAAGGTCGAACCACACCTGTGTCAGAACTGCTATTGGAATGGCATCAACTGGTTGCGGCACGACATTACCAAGCCTGCAGTCGTACTTTTTGCCAGCGCAGGAACCCTCTTGGTCAGGCGAGCGGAAGCCGGGGCTAACCCCATCGCCTGGACAACCACGGACGAGGTGAGAAACAGCAGCAATACCTACAGCTCAGCCGACATCGACCAATTGCTTACAACAGTCAACAAGGCCATAAACAAAAAGGCCGACAAGGCAACTTCCCTGAGTGGATACGGCATCACTGACGCACTACCCAATCTAAACCCACTACCGGGAGGGAGCTATGACCTTCACGGTGCAAGCTATGCATTTGTTTCTGCCCAGCTCGAATCGCACCTGTGCCAAAACTGCTACTGGAATGGCACCCAGTGGATGCGGCATGACACCACACGCCCTGCCGTTGCACTTGTAGCGGGTAACGGTGGTTTGCGTGTACAGCATGTCCCACCTGGCCCAAATCCCATTGTCTTTAGTTCCGCTGCGCAAGTGGTCGACACCGAAAGGCGAGCGACCACTCAGAGTGCGGGGATCGCACCAATAGCCACGCTGGAACAACTGGATGCTGGGGTAGACGACAGCCTGATCGTACCCCCTCAAAAGCTACGGTGGGGCTTTTCCATCAGCCTATCGGCAAATGGCTACATAGCCTTTCCGCGTTGGCTGGGCGGGCTGGTCGTTCAATGGGGCAATGCCTACATCTCGGAAAACAACACGCAGTTCCTTTTCCCAATCGCCTTCCCCAACAACTGCTTCGTCCTGAATGTAGGGACAGGCGAGAACACGACAGGGGCGGCAGAGGTGATGAACATCAAGCCCGGCTCACTCAGCAAAACTGGCTTCATCGGACTGGCCACCGCCACCTCGACCTACCCCTATATCGCGATCGGTCACTGAGGTCCCTAATGAGCAACTTCTACTACTGCCCGTCGCTTCATACTTTCCTGGTGCAAGGTCTGCATCCCAAGATCCCTGCCGATTCAGTAAAGATCAGCCATACCGACTATCTCAGTCTCCTGGAGAAACAGTCGCAAGGCCTGCACATCATTTTCGACCCAAGTATCAACAGACCGGTAGCACGTCCGGCATCAGGGCCACCAGAGCCAGAGCTACTGGATAACCTGTATCGACAAAAAGTAACCGAGATCAACTCTGCCTGCGAAGCCACAATCATCGCAGGCTTTTGGTCCAGCGCCCTTGGAGAGCCTCATCAGTATCCCAGCAAGTTGGACGACCAACTGAACCTCACTGGGGTGATTCTTCAGGGCTTCGACAGTCGCTACGGCTGCCGAGACAAGCAAGGCGTCAAGGAGCTGAGACTACACACAGCCAAACAATTGCGTCAGGTCAGCGATGACTTCACCACGTACAAACTCGAGCTACTGCAGCGGTCCAACGTGCTTAAGCAGCAACTGGCACAGGCCCTGAGCAACGGTGAAATGAACGCTATGCAAGTTGTTACGTGGGAGAGTCTGCAGCCATGAGCTGGTCCCTCATGACCCTGCGCTGGCCTACCGAGGCGACCCGTTGGATGGGCCAACTCGACGCCGCCAAGACCCTGGCCGGTAACGAGCTGGCCAGTACCATCCAGCGCCTGAGCGGCCTGCAGGGACTGGCCAGCACCAACCCCGGCCCGGTGGGCGCTGCGGCCAAGGGTGCGATCGCGGCCGGGCGCCAAGCGCTGGCCGAGCAATTGGGCGAAGTGCCCAGGTGCCTGGTGGTGACGCCGTTCCAGAGCGGTATCGGCCAGGGGCGTGGCTACCAGCGCTTCCTGTCTGCGCCGAACCTTCTGCAACAGCTGGCCAACAAACTGACCGACGCCACCGACGACGGTAGCCCCCAGGGTGAGCAGCATGCGCTATGCCTGCTGTTCCTGGGTACTCGCCACGATCAGCTGGCCGCCGGCCTGGGCCGCTTCAACGCCCTGATGCCGATCCCCGAGCTGGTGCGCGCACAACGCCGCGCCGAGCACCTGACCCGGCTCGAAACCGAGAAATGGCAGATTCCCCAGGCCACCGCCCTGCCGCGCTGGGAGGCCTTGCCCCTGGAACGTTGCACGGTGCTCAAGGCCGCGCAGCAATCGATCGCCGGGCAGATCGCGGTGCTGGAAAGCTACGCCGCCGACAGCTCGCCCATGAGCGACCTCGCCGGGCTGGCGGCGCGCAAGGCCAACCAGCAGCAGGTCCGCGACCAGCGCCTGGCCGACCTGCGCCAACTGCTGGAGGGCGGCCAGGCCGACAGCTTGGTACGCGCCCGCCTGCTCGGCCCGGGCAACAACACACAACTGCGGCGCATGCTGCTCGAAGGCGATGCCCCGGGGCATGAGTGGGTGATGAGCGCTGGCGTGATCCTGGTCGGCTCGGCAAAAGGCCTGAGCTTCGTTCGTGAAATGGTGGGTTTATGACACTGCTACTGTTGGACGGCCAGCCCGTCGAAGGCAAGACCCTGAAAGTCACCGGCAACCTGCGCATCGAAGCCGAGGACCTGTCCGGCCAGACCAGCAACACCGACACCGCGCACAAAGGCTTCAAACCCAAGACCCTCACCGTCACCCTGACCATCCCCTACGTCAACAGCGTCTGGCTGCGCAACCTGATGCGCCTGGCCGAAGCCACCCAGAGTGGCGGCCAGCTCAAGACCTACCGCATCGTCAACGACACGGCCGAGGCCTTCGGCATCCGCCAGGTGTGCTTCGCCGACAACGTCAACGTCCGGGAGGACGATGCGCTGGCCTGCTGGCGGGTGCAGTTCGGCCTGGCCGAGAAGACCTCCAACCCGGAAAAGGTCGAGAAGCGCCGCGCCAAAAAGCGCGTCAAGGCACAGGCCGCACCCGGCGCCGCGGCAGGGGCGGAAGATGACGAGGATGACAAGGATCCGGAGCTGACCAGTTTCGAAAAACTGTTGAAGAAAGTGGACGACTGGCTGGGGGAGAAACCATGAAACTGCATCAGGTACTCAGCGTGGCAGGCGAGCGCTATAGCCTGATCAGGGCGGACGTGCGTCTGGAGCTGCGCAACCCGGGGCGGGCGACCTTCATCGTCCAGGCCGGGGCGCCCCTCAAGGGCCTGGTCACCCTCGACATCGGCTACAACGACAGCACGCCGCAGCGGCATTTCATCGGCTATGTCGAACGCTGCACCACCGCCAACGCCAAGCAGCAGGTGCTGTTCTGCCGCGAGCTGGCGGCGATCCTGGCCAGGCCGCTGCCGATGAACCTGCGCCATGTCGACCTGCACGGCGTGCTCGACCAGGTCGGCCAGCAGACCGGCCTGCGCTTTCGCGTGCCCGAGCGGCCCTACGCATCGGTGCGCGCACCGTTCTTCTACAGCTTGGCCGCCGGCTTCCAGGCCATGGAGAGCCTGGCCCAGGTGTTCGACATCCCCGACTTCATCTGGCAGCAGCAGGGCAATGGCGAGGTGTACGTGGGCAGCTGGGCCGACAGCTACTTCGGCGCCCGCCCCGCGCTGCAGCTGCCCACGGAGCTGTTCGACAACTACCAGGGCAACCAGAGCGCCACGATTGCCGCCCTGCCAGGGCTGCGTCCAGGCGCACCGATCAACCACGGCGAGCGCGTGACCCATGTCGCGCTCGCCGGCAACCAGATGGCCATCCGATGGAAGACGCAATCCGCCGCGCCGTAGCGCGCCAGTTCCCCGAGATCACCGGCGGCTACCACCTACCGCGCTTCGGCCGCGTGGTCGCGGTCCCCGATGCGCCAGCGACGTCCGGGCTGTGCGACGACTTCCGCCCGCGCTTCGGTGTCGATGTCCAGGTGCTGCTACCAGATGGCGAGCCCGACCCGGTGCTGCCGGTGTTCACCAGCCTGCCGCTGCCGGCGCCCATGGGCGGCCAGGAGCGCGGCATGTTCGGTTTCCCCGAAGAAGGCACCACCGTGGTGGTGTCGTTTGCCTACGGCCTGCCCCACAAACCGTTCATCCAGCAGATCCTGCCCCATGGGCTCAGCCTGCCCAGGGTGCCGAAGGGTGATCTGGTATGGCAACACAGTGAGGCCTGCCAGCAGCGCGCCGACGCCGATGGCAACTGGCTGCGCCAGACCGATGGCCGGATCCGCGACAAGGCGATCGAGCGCGAGGTCGAGGCACTGGCCAATACCGAGCAGTTCCAGAGCCATGCCCGCACGGTGGACGACCACTCGACCGAGACCGTGGGCGGGGTGAAGAAGATCGAGGCTCTGGGCGCGCTCAAGCTGCTGTCCGGCGGCTCCGCCAGCCTGGCCGCCCTCGACGACCTGCACCAGGCCACCGGGCGCGACCTGAACCTGGCGGTTGGGCAGAAACTCAACGCGGCGATCGGCGGCGACGTCCAGGAACGCATCGAGGGCCTGCGCGACAGCGTGGTGAAACTCAGCCAGCGCCTGCAGGCGCCAAAGACCTGGCTGGGCTCGGAGGCGGTGAATGTGCTGCAGGTGCTCTGCGACCTGCTCGAGCTGGTCCAGGCGATGAACACCGAACTGGCCGCGCATGTGCACGGCCCCACGCCACCACCCAGCAATGCGGCGGCCTTCAGCGGCGCGGCAGTGCAGGCCCAGGCCATGGGGCTCAAGTTGAAGCCGATCACGCTGTAG